ATTTGGATTAAACGATCTTCGGTATATTTGGAAATTAGAATTTCAAGAAAACGGAATGCCCCATTGGCATATGCTATTGGATTTTAAGAAATCCATGTGCATTCAAACAATTTATGACATTTGGAATTACGGAGCTATAGATATAAAGAAATGTACAGGTAATAAACTTCCATACGCTTTTAAATATATAACCAAGGAAGCAACTGGATTGCCCAAATTCTTTTTAGCACTTTCTCGCCCCCGTGTATTCCAAAGCTCTGGTATTTTTGCCCCGTCGGTGAAAAAAAAGGACTCCTCTGTTTTTGAAGAAATTCCAGAGGAGTCTGAACCAAGGCGATCCGAGACATTAGGAGAAAGATTAATAAGATATTCTAACTCCATAGTCATTTCGAAACAAACAAGTAAAGGATTTTTCCCAACTCAAATTATTAATATTAAACAAAATTTCAATCAGTTCTTTTTCAATACTTTTCAAATACTTAAAGACTTTCTTCAGTACGAATCGCCAACTCGGTTTTTCGTACCTTCTCAATACATACAATACATAACAACATAATAAAATGATTAAACCAAACACTGACGGATTAAAGCTAACAGGCTTATTAGTAGCATCAGATATCAATCAAGGTCTTCGTAAAGATGATGGCACTCCTTGGGCTCGTAGAACTGCTATGATATCAACAGGCAGGACTTGTATCACATTCAGCGAATCAATTGATTTTAAGGAAATTGATAAAGCATTGCCTTACGAAACAGGCACTCGTGTAGAAGTTGATGTTACATATACCAATACAAACTCTGGTAACATTAGCGTAGGAGGTGATTTATCACTCCTTGAAACAAAGGAAACCAAATAATTTTGGATGCGAACGGGGCTCTGCCCCGTCGCTTCCTTTTCTTGATTATAGAATCATAAGTGTGAAATTAAAAACTATTAATTATGCCAATCTTATATCCAACGGGAAACTTTGCACTATCTTCGATCGTCATAATAATATTATTTTCTTTAACATTTATAACCATAACTTCGACTACCTTATATTTGATAAGAAGTTATCGCTTGAAAAATTTAAGCAGAGAGCCACATGGAAGAATTAATGATGGATCAAGCTAAATTTATATATTCAGAAAATGAGCAGAAGCCATTTACTCGTGTATGGAAAACATCCCAAGGTAAGTTTTTTTATTCTGATCCATTTAAACAAGATACTATTATTAAAGCGGGTTCTAAATTATTTGTTAAACCTTGTTTTCCTCAAGAATACGAAACGCGATTTCATTATGAAATTTCTCTTGTTACAACTGAATCTTAATCGCTTCAGATAGCGTAAATCTGACATAGCAACGCTCTATTATTAATCTATTATTTATATTAAAATGAAAAAATTCTTCCTATCAATCGGTTTATTTATTGGTACTGCTCTTTCCTCTTTTGGACAAGCTGCGCCAGTTACTATGGACACCGTTAATACTGAATTAACAAATTTGGCAGATCATGCCGAAACTTTGTTCAACACAATTACACCTATCGTTATTGCTGTTGTTGCTCTTGGTGTTCTCATCGCTTTCATAAAGAAAGTAAAGAAAAGCTAACTAAAAAGTTAGCAAGCATAAGGAGGGCGATCACTTCAAACTCCTGTTTTTTTTTTCGGATCCAAATCTCTTTTCTCATCGTCGGCACATTTTTACATGGAATTAATTGAATATTATTATTTTTACTCGGGAATCATTTCAAATTGTCTTTTGATTTTATTCCTCTGTACCTATTGGATTTTTAAGGGATGGTAAAGAAAAGCTCCATATTTTTAATATGCTGCATTTCTTGGTTGCAGTCATTTGCTGGCGATCCTGTTAATCCAAATGAGGAAGGTGAAAATGAATTCGATCCATCTATTGTAGGCAAAAAGCTTAAATGGCTAAATTGGTGGTCTGCAGAATCACATGGTTATGAATTTGGTGATATTGTAGAAATTATAAGTCTCAGTCCAAATCTTAAAAAAACTCTGGCATATCTTCCAAACGGGACTCATGTTCATGCAGATTGGATAAATCTTAATTATGAAATTTGGAATGAGGAAAGTTATTACAAAGAATATTTAAAAGACTTTTATCAAGTTTATCGTATTGACCCATCTCGTTTCCCAACCTCTGGCAATAAACCAAATTTTCTATTTGGTATTCGTATAAATACGCATTCAATTTGGGACGGTCGTTGGTTAAATCAAGACGATTTGACCACAGGAGGCAAAGTAACATTTAATATTACTGATCCTATAATTCTAGCCCATACTATTCCAACTGATCCATTTATGATTGGACTAGATACTTATAGATTATCTTCTTTCACTAAATTTTTAACTATGCATGGAAAAGTTAATAATGAATTACTTCAAGAATCTATTACTCTGCAAAATTGGAATCTTTTCCCTCATAGTCCCAATCAATTATGGGAAATAAATGGATATAACGGTCATTTTACTGATCCTATTATTTACCGATTTATTTTTCTTAGAATATCAATAGTTTTCACTCGTCAATTATGGCATGGAGAAAAAGATGAAGTTCATATTCAACAAACTTACCCCATCGTAATTTCTACAAAGTATGATTAAAAAATCTTTTTTATTTTTACTTATTTTACCAAGTCTATTTGGAAGTATTGAATCTCTAAATAGCGATGTTGAAATGTGGGAATTTCAAGATCAACAACAAATGGAACAATTTCTTTTTCAATGGAAACAAGATAATCCTGTTACTCCTCCTGCATTTGAAACGGGATTACCCCACCCTATTGATGATGGATCCGTTACTGAAAATGATAATGAAGAAGAAAACGAAATTTTTGATCAAATAGACACATCATCCGAATCAACGGGAGCTATATCCTCGAATGGAGATCAAGATAATGATGTTCCTACTTTAATTACTATTCGCAATAAACTCGAAGAATTAAATAAAGCAGTTAGAGGAGACCGAATTGATATAGATGATAATGAATCTAATGCGTCTGGATATACTACATTGTCAGATTTACATATAGAACTTCAAAAAATTAGAAATCAGCATAAAGATCATAATACAACTGAAATTGATGATATTCTTGATAGTGTTGATGAATCTGTATCAGAACAAGAAGAAATAATAGATGAAGAATATACTGAATTTCAAGATAAATTAGCAAATTCCGAAATCACTGCTTCAACTTTCCAAGGTCAAAATTCCTATTATATTGATATTCCAGAAGTTCTCCAACCCTATGCGAAACGATCAAATATAGATTTATTCAACGCAGACGGACAATTACCTTTCCCAAAGTTATCAGACTTAGCAAAATGGTGTTCTTTAGTCATTGGTCTAGTTGCAGTATTTATCTATTCTCAAGCTCTAAAAAAGCTATTGGATCGTGTGCTTGATCTTTTAGTTACTGCAAATGAGTCGAATACAGTCACAAACTATTCTGTATTTGGAAATTCAATAGGAGCCGTGGGAATAAAAGCATTAAAATCAGGTTTAATGATAGCGTTTGTAGTAACTATTTTTTTAGCTATGGCCGCAGTATTAGTTGAAAGTCTTTCTGTGAATATTGGAGGCACTCCATATACAGGAGCAAGTGATCTTATAATAACTCAATTATCCAATAAGCTTTCTTCCTTTGGAGTCTGGAGTCAAGTAACTATGCATTGGTTCTTCAAGTTTGTTCCTATCATATCAATTCTTTATATGGTCTTTCAGTATTGGTTGGCATCTTTTGGTTTAAAAGGAATCCTCTTCGCTAAAAATCGTGCTCTTCGTATCGCTTCATGAGAATTTTTAATTATAGTGATAAGCCCGTTTTGATAAATGGAATTCCTCATAATGAAATGGAAATCAATATACCCAGTGAAGAATTTTCCAGAGATATGCTTGGGCATCATACTAAAACTTTTATAAATTTAGAACAGCATCATTATTTAACTATTTGGAATATATCTGCTGAAACTTATAATTATAGTCTTACAGAGCATGAATTGCCTAATATAAGCACATTTTCATTCATTCTCGTTACAACTATTGCCCTTCACATTCTCATTAAAATTATTCAAAAAGTCAGACAAGCTTAAATGAATTTTTCCGAATTTCTTCAGCCTGCAATTTTCGCTTTAACAGGAAAGCCAGGAGCGGGCAAAAGTTACTTTGCAACCCGTTGTATTATTGCAGAAATTGCAAAAGGCAATAATCGTACCATTGTAACAAATGTTCCTATTAATCGAAAAAAGCTTCGGGAATATGTAAAGAAAGATTTTAACTTATACGATTTAGAAACATTTACAGATAATCGCTTTTTCTTTTCAAATCGAGGGCATTATAATTTAACTATTGATAACGCATCTGAAAATCTAGATTTCGGAGAAGTTCTTCAAAAAGATGATGAAGGAGTGCTTTATATAATTGATGAAGCACATCTTTATTTTAATGCTCGCAATTGGAAGCATATGATGGGGGCAACCCTATCATATATTACTTTTATCCGACACATTGGTGATACTTGTATTTACATGTGCCAAAAATTTTCCGATATTGATTCACAATTTCGAGGAAAAACTCAAGCATTCCATCTCCTCCGAAATTTAGATAAAGAAAGATTTGGGATGTTTAAACGAGGATCGGGATTTCGTTGTTATCAGTATCTTGAAGAGTCTCACATCTCTTCACATGGCTCTACTATTAATAATGCTGTTCAAGACTTCACTTACCCTTTTAAATTAGCCATTGCAGAATGTTATAACACATCACTATTTAATAAAGGTCACGATAAAAAATATAAGGTATCGGGTATCAAATTAAATCACGCCTTGGCTTTTTTATTTTTTCTTGTTTCCTGTTTTTTATATTGGATATATCAAGGAGGAATTGGAGATGTATTTAATTATGCCACTGATGACCTTTTACTTAATAAATCAGAAATTATTGAACAAGTTGACTCGGATCCGAATGAAGCAGTTGAGCAGACAACTCAGAATTTTAACTATGGTCCGTCCGTATTACCAGAAGAATTATTTTATATAGAAATACCAAAACATTCTTTCCCTAGTGAACAAGCAAGCGAAGGGTTTCAAAAAGTCGCCGAGGATGTAGCAGAAGTTAAAAACAAATATTATTTTGGAGACTCTATTCAAACCTCATTATCTTTTTTTGCTGATAAAGATACTTCAGATAATCGGAAGGAAATTGGCTTTGATCTTTATTGGGGCAAATTTACTCAAGCAAATGAAAATTATTTCTCAACTACTTCTGGATTATTTAATTTATCAACTCCTATCTTTAAAGGGTTTTTATCTTATGTTAAGGATAATTCATATGGAGTCTCGCTAAAAGAAACTGAGGTTATTTTAAAAGAAAATGTTCCTTTTCTTTTGAAGCATGGTTTTCAAATTCCCCAGACTCAAACTTTTGCGACTCAAGGTGTGCTACGAACTTCTCGTTCTTATCAGCAAGTAGGTTTTGAAATTACTCTTATATATGAAAAGATAGATCAAGTTAACTTTTTAAAAATTGATGTTACAAATTCCGATGTCTTAGATATTTCGGCAGAGAATCCGATTCTTCAAACTTTTTCAGCTTCTAATGTTTTAGACGTAGAATTAGGAAAAACCTATCTTATTGCAGATTTCAATTCTCAAACTCAACAAAAGCAAAAAGGCTTTTTAAAAAATTCAAATTATGAAACAACAATCAACAACAAAATCTTTTTGTCATTCGGCTCCTCAAATTAAATTCACTGGCGTTGGTGGATGGTCACATTTACGGCGTGTCATCAAAAAATGGCGCAAGCCACAAACGCTTTCTGCGTAA